AGAAAGAATTAATGGACCAGTCATAGTATCGCCTGATCTGGTCATCTTGCTATCTGCGTATTGTTTGTTTACCGCTTCATCTGTTAGCGATGGAATTCTTGGATTTCCTGATCCGTCTTGTAATCTTATTTGTCCTGTTGCTATATCACCTGCCGCATCAACAAATTTATCATCAGCATATTTCTTTGTTACAGCATCGCCTGATTTTTGCGGAGTTCCTAGATTTTCAATTAAGAATCCTTGTGCATTTACATCACCACCTAGTTCAGGTGTTGTATCTAATTTAATTTCTGTACCAGTATTTGAAAGAATAATTTTTGTAGGATCAGAACCAAAATCAACACCAATACCGTCACCTTCTAATGTTCTTTCAATAAGAGCATCACCCGGAACATTTGATGTAATAATTTTATTTGATGTTAATGCTGACGGAGTATCGTCTAGTGCTGTAAATTGTAATCCACCACTTAAACCAAGTGCCGCATAAATTTCGGTAAAGTTCTGGTTTACTTTATTAAAGCCTTCTCTAATACTATCGCCAGTTGCGTCATTACCTGTTGTACCAATGTTAATTATTTTACGTGCCATTTTTTAAAATCCTACTGATTCTCCGCACCCACAACTTGCAGTTGATTTGGGGTTGTTAATTGCAAAATATGATCCAAATACTTCTTTTTTGTAATCAATTGTACTTCCTAACAAATACATAATACTCGTTTCGTCGATAGCAAATTTGCCTGTTTCAAGATCAACAACTTCGTCGCCTTCATTATAAGTGTCATCTAATGACCAATCATATTGAAAACCAGCACATCCGCCACCTTTTATACTCAATCTAACGATCTGTTTTTCATGCTCTTTAAGCATTGTATTCATACGCTCTTTAGCGTTTTCCGTTAAATTAACTATGCTCATGACAATATTTATGTTCTTTTTTTATAATCCGAATGTAAATACGTTCATGTATATAAGAACAGATATTATTACCAAGTCCTATATGCGTAAGTCTAAAGCAGGCAGATACCATCCTTATACACGTAAATCGCAGGTGATTGTTTTTAAGTGTGATCAATGTGAGGAAGAATTTATAAGAGAAAAGGGCAAAGTGGATCCTAGACGTTTAAACAACAACTATTTCCACGTTTGCCCTAAATGTGATCCTAAACGCTTTGCTCAAAAGCGTGGTGTTGAGAAGCGTTTAGTGTGGAACTTGCCTGTAAGCACTGACAAGCCAATTGGTAAAATGTAATTACTCAGACTTCCAAATAGTCCAAGCACCGTATGCGATTGCCGCATAGGCTAGTAATCCTGCTAGTGGTTTAGCAATTAACACCACAATGCCTAGTGCAATAAGTGCCGCACCGTCCCAAGAAGTTCTTTCTGTGAAACGTTTTGCTACCCAACCTTTAAATTTATCTAACATAGTAATCTCCTTATTTTTTAGGTTTTACTTCTTTCCATAATTGATCAACCAGTTTCGCTTTGGCTAATCTTTTGTCTAACTCAATGCCATGAGCACGGCCTAGTTGTTCTAGATCGTTTTTTGTCATTTTTGTTAGTTCTGTTTTTTTCATTACAACAGGTTTGTCAAGAACCAATGGTGCTTCTTTCTCTAAATCTGCCGGCATGAAAACTGCTTTAAGCCACTTTAACATATTATTCTCCTGATGTGTCTTTAAGTGTAATTACCCCACAGGCTAGTCTGTCGCCTGCGTTTCCGGTTTTGAGTGATTCTTCGTCTCCACCTTTACCCAAATCGTCTTCATCTGAATGGATAACAATAGCACGACCAACTATACTACGATCGCCTGTTAAATCTACTCTTTTAGCAACAAGTGTGAAATCGGCTACGCCGTTTGTTCCCGCTACGACATTTCCTAAATCTCCAACATGTCCATTATCTAAATCGCCATGGTCCACACCATCCGGATTATAATGGGCGCCTGCTGAGTCGCAACCATCTGATAGATCACCAAATTCATGAACATGAAAACCGTGTTTACCTGGTTTTAGTCCACTAATTTTACCTTTAATAAGAGTAGGTTCCCCTGGTCTTTGCATAAACATTATTGTACCTTTTACTTCCTCGGAATGTTCTAATTGAGATACTGCGTAAACGGTATTTTGTGATTCTGATAATTGTTTAATGCTTTCACAATGGCACCGGGATGCCTTTGTACGGGGACAAGATAAAGTCTTTATTTCGCTTATTCTCATGATAATATTTATGCAGTTTAGCACTAGCCAAATTTTTTGCTTTGCTTTCTACCATGATATCTGCACGATCCCAAAAACTTAATGCCCAGTCATTTACAGCATTATTCCACATAAAATCGCTGTGAGCACGTAATTTCTGTTTTTTGTAGCCATCCATTAGCAAATACTCCATATCTGGACGTTCATTACTAGGCCATTCTGTAAGTAAATCTTCTTTGCTAACTGAATAGTGTATTGTAGGACGTACACCACGCCATGATTCAACTACGCGGTCAAATCTACGGTCGGTTGGTAAAATGTATTCTCCTGTACGCACCCAGTGATGGTGTATGTCAAGAACGAGTGCGACGTGTTTTTCAAGTTCGAGACTTGCGTCAAGTCCCCACGACATTTCGTCATTCTCGATTGTGATTGTGTTTCTCGCTTCTGGCGATAGTTTTGGCAGTACACTGATGATACCGGCTGGACCTTGTCTGCCCGATATGTGGACATTGCATTTAAAATCTTGAAATGTCTGTCCGTATCCCATCCAGCGAATGACATCCACATGATATTCAAACTCCTCTATACTTCTATTTACAATATTAGGATTATCTGATGCAAGTACACAAAACTGACCAGGATGCATAGACACCCTAACATCAAGTTCACGAGCCTTTGCGCCGACGTGAGCGAAGTTGGTCTCGCAATATTTTCGTACATCAGGCTTGCGCCAGAAGTAAGACCAAGTAGGCTCAGTATAAACAGGTAGGACGTCACTTCCCAACCTAACCATTCTAAGTTCATTCGGTAATCCTCCTACATAATTGATAAGATTAAAATACGATTGTATATTGTGAACCATAATGTCCCACAATCGTTCTTCAGCAACTTCTTTGGTTTGCCTGTTAAGCCAAGCAACGGTAGTGCTTCGAGTATTCAACGGACGTTGAATTTCTTCTAGTAGTTTCTTTTTCTGATTCTGATCAGGATGCATGTACTTACATGCAAAACCTATACGCTTATTCGTCGTAGGTGAACCAGCCTGTGATAATGTATTTGTAGCCTTCATAAATTGGATTGCCTCTGTGTGGGTGTTGCCATGTTGCCGGGAAAAAAACTAACTTCCCTGCTACTGGATTTGTTTTTACACCTTGATATAAAAATTCTGTTTCTCCGCCTTCTTTTACCGTGTTTAAGTATAACATATAAACAACAACTCTGCTACCACTTTGATTGTCATTTACTTCGGTATGCCAGATATGATAACCTTCCTTTGGTCCTGTTCGTTGAACACTCATTCCTTTTGGAGTGTGTTTCACCATTCCTTCTTTAAGAATATCATATTCTTTGACATAATGTTCTTGATAATATTTTCCTACGGTGTTATAAAATTCCGTAACTAGATCAGGATCATGATAAAACATATTATAATGGGGTGCCCAATCAAACACCACCCTAGTATCTGAGTTGTGTCTAATGCTTTTACCAACACCTACTTGATTTTGTTGTGCCATTAACTCAAATCTTTGTATTACCTTATCACAATAGTCTTTGCTAAAAGCGTTTGGGTATTCTCTAATAAATGTATCTTGTTTCATCGGATTATTCTCCCTTCCTGGCTCGAATTAGAATATACATTACACCTATTGTAAATGGTATTCCTATAAAAAACAAACCAATCATATTATCCTTGCTTTTTCTGGTTTTTCTTTTAGAGCGTTATTTACGGTATTGAAACTGATCACCGCACGATCTTTGGTTTGGTTAGCAGACGCTTTGTGTTCTAACCAACTAGGAAAAAGATACAGACAGCCTTCCCTTACTGGCATTGTACCTTCATCGGCACTATATTCAGTTGAACGTTCGTACACTTCACACATTCTATAAGGTTTTAGTGGATTCATAAAAGTAAGTCCTACAGAACCTTCAGGAACATTTGGATAGTATGCTCCACTTAATACACTTGCTTCATGCCTGTGTGGTAGCAAGGCAGTTCCTTGATCCATTGTGCTTAACCAACTATTTGAAAGCAAAACAGGAATAAGTCCTATTTGTGCTGTATATTCATTTATTGCTGATTGTATTTCTTCTTTTAATTTAACAATTAAAGGAGTATCAAGATCAAGCAAACTCATGTTACCATGAAAGTAAGTGCTTTGTCCACCATCTGTTAGCAAGGAATGATCTTGTTTTTCTAAGGACTTAATTTCATTCCATAATAACTTTGTGTTGATTTTGTTTTGTAAATCAAATTCTGCAACACAGGTTGGAAATATATTATGTACAATCATAGTTAAATTATATAGCAATTAATTGCTTTTGTCAATCTTTTCTAGCAATCGATATGTTTCTTGCCAATTATCTACATTAAATGATTTGGATTTTGGATATTTTTTTAATGCTTTTGCTAAAGGATAATCATTACCATTTTTACCCATAGCATCTCCAAAGAAGTAGATCTCGTCATCTTTAATCCAATTTAATATTTGTGATTTATCATTTCCTACGGGAAAAATATCTATTCCTGTTTCTCCGCCTATCTTTGCTTCGATATCTGGAAAAATCTTTTTGAATGATGATGCAATTTTCTCTCGCTCGTTTACTTTTTGATCCCAATCCACATATAGTTTTCTTTCCCCTAATGTAGCATTTCGCCCAACAACGCTAAAATTACACATACCGGGTCGATGTTCAAAATGTAAACCAGTACGCAAAACAAATCTGCTTTCCGTTAGTTTTTTACTTAACCATTCGTGTGCATCTTCAGGAAGTTGCCAATTACTTGTATGTATGTTTTTAACTCCACACCATATATCACTGCCTGAACAATTAAAACAAAAGTCAACCATATTAACTATCATGGTTCCTAATTGATCTTTAGTTTTAGATATGTCACTACCTGTAACTAATGATACATTGTGATCTTTTACAAAATTACAAAAATAATTTTGAAATGTTGGTACTATTGATTGTCTACTTGGTGTTAGAGTTCCGTCAACGTCAAATACAAAATGCATTTTATTTCCAGTTCTGTTTGACCCATGAATCGTCACAATTATGAGGATTAGGATCTCCATGAAAAACTGCAATACAACAATCCGGACCTGGAACAGCATTTTCTCGATTTACAAATTTTCTTTGTCCCTTAATTCCTGCTGTTAGTTGTCTATCTTTTCTAATTTCCCATTTGTAACTTTGTATCCAACTATCCGGCCATAGTGCCGCGGTTCCTTTTGCCGCTGTCCATAACCAATCTTGATCTCCGAAGTGACTTCCTATTACTTTTTTAGGATCTTTATTAAACCCTGTCCATACGTGATTTAATTGTCCTTTTCCAAATCTAATAACTGAACTATTATACTTTTCCCAATTAGGTTGCATAGAACGTGTAAAGTCTCGGATCACACACCACTCACCTTTTCTATATGTAAACAACTTATCTAATGATCCGGATATTACAACGTCAAGATCCATGTATAATATTGTTCCATCTAGTGGAAGATCTGCTGAATATATGTAAGGCTTACACCACCAACCTTCTAAATAACTTGGTAAAGGTAACACAAGAATATCCTTATGTAAATCTTGTGGATTTTCAGTAAGGCAAACAAACTTATAATCAATTGAAAGATTTCGTTTAACCATTGAGTACAAATTGTTAACGTATTCTGCTGAATATTTGTTACCGTGTTTTAAACATAGAACATAATTTTGTACATTACTTTGTACATTCTGCGTAGTTTGTACATTATCCTGTACAGGTTTATTCTCTTTAGAAAGTTTTTCTCGTTCCTTGCGTTTTTTATTACGTTCTTTTTCTAAAGCATTAATCTGTTTTGCTTTTTCTTGCTGTTCTTTTATTTGATTCTTTTTTGCTTTTTCTTGTCGACGTTTTTCACGAATGATTTTCCATTCTTCCTTTGTGTATTGACTTTTGTCAATCTTAGCCATGTATGTTATCCTTCGTAGATCGCTGAGTTTGCTCCGTGCTCGGCACACTCAACTTTAACACAATAACAACGATTGTCTGTTGCTTCTCTAATAAGTTTGTCAGCAAAGTTAAATGCGTGTTCTGCAAACTTCTCTGCACCAACGCCATCAAAGAATCTAATCTCTGCAAGATCTAATTCTTGTAGTTCTCTAAATTTGTCCACGTGTGGATCATTAACATCCAAACAAAGTTTGTGATCGAAACTATCTTCCAACCAAGCCTTTAACGGCTTTAGTCCGCCAAAGTCAACTGCCCAGTTTTTGTTGTCTAGTTCATCACATCCAAATGTAAATGTAAATGCTAATGAATAACCATGAAGCAGATGACAATGTGAATGATCTGCATTAGGTTGTCTAAAGACTGCTGATAGGCCAATGTTATGACCATAATGTTTTGTACTATAATGTTTACCCATCTCTTGCCTCCTTTGTAATTGCTATAGAGTAAGTTTGACGGCAGAATATTTTACGAGGGTTGACGTCTAAGTCCTCACACTTGTATATATCATTAAGCAGTAGTATCTTGAACATTTTGTGAAAGTGTTTTTAATGCTTCACAAAGATCATTTTCCAAGCCATGCTGTTTATCAATCATTGCTCGAATTAATCTTACAATTCCAATAAGTTCTAATTGTAGATCATCGTCGCCTACATTAATATTGTTATCCGATAATCTTTCGATAATATCGTAAACAATCTTATTAGTTAGATTGACCGAATCATTTTCTAATGATGATGTTTTTACATTAGGAAATGGTATTACATTACTTGGTAGATTCTTGCTCATCTGTTTGTGCCTTATCCTGTTGTGCCTGTTTTTTTGCCTCAAATTCTAGTACCATATCAAAGAATCTTTCAAACATTACCAAAGGATCTTCCTTTTGGCTTTGCATTATGGTTCTTTCTTGGGGTGTCTGTATAGAAACTTGCTGTTTAAGATCTTTAATCTCAAATGCCATACAAATTACTATACCTACAAGTAGTCCTAGAACTATGTTTTTTAATGTATCCATGTTCTTATTATAGCATATTACTTGTTTTTGTCAATCAGAATTTGTAAATTTTCGTAATTATCTATAAAAAAGTTATCAAAATGATCCCATTCTTCGGGAGGATCCCAATCGTCGGGTTGAATTTGAAGAAATTTTATTTTTGGATAGGACTCAAATATCTTTGCTGTTTGATATATCCAATATGATGGATCGGTTAGTGGTTTTGTATCTTGATTATAATGTTCTGAATTTTTATAAATGTTATTAAAAAACTTATATTCTTTACCCGAACCGTATAAATCAAATCCAAGCATAACAACAAACTCTGGATCTTTTTTACAGGCAACATTTAAAGCGTGTCCACCGCTACCCCAATGAAAAGAATTATCCTGTCTTTTATTACCGTTGTATGGCAGTTCTGGAACACGTAAAACATTATTCCAAAAACTAAATTGTTTATACCAATCCTCTCGTGTATATACCAAACCCTCATATCCTGCATTAACTGCTTCTTGTACCATTCTTCTATCACAGCAAATTAATTCAGTTGGATGAAAATCTCTATGCACAGCATTAGTGCCGACCGTGTCTCCTAGCCATTCAAGTTGATATAAATCAAACCCGCGGCGGCTCTCTCCATTACCTATAACAGATACGTATTTCATAATAGTATTTACTGGTCGCGGCGAATGTCTCTTAGAATATTTCTAATTTCTTTGAGATCTCCTAAAGCATCTTTTACACCGCTATCAGCCTGTCTAACCATTTTAGCAAGAGTACCTATAGTGTGTACCGTCCAGAACCACCACGTTATTGCGGTTACTCCAAACATTATTCCTCCTACCCAAAGTATGTTTTGATAACTGATAAGATTAAAATGCCATAGTATGCCCATTACGATTATAAAAATGATTGGTGATATTTTAGCGATCATAGTCCATAGTTGTGCCTGTTTACGTATTGCCTCCATATGAGAGCCTGGCTTACTGCCTGTTATTTCATTTGCTTTTTTTAAAAATAATAGTTTATCATTCATAGCAAAACTATTTATAGATCAAGTGGTGGGTGATTATACTAAAGGTTTAAATTATTACCGATATATCCAAACGGTGCCCATTTACCCGGTTTTCCTCCACCGGTGCAAATCCAACCTACAGGAGCATCAGGTTTAGGATTCTCGTTCCATACCGTATCTCCTTTGTTCCATATACCGCTTGTTGGTGCACCTTGTGCTACCGTAAAGATTCTATTTTGAAATTTTATATTTCCTGAAACATCAATGCTATGCTCAGGATCTTTAATTCCAATTCCTAATTTACCCCATACAATGTGTTTACTATCGCTATTGCCTTCAGTTCCTATTGTTACATTACCATTAACACCTATTTTAATTCTAACCTGATTATCGGTGATTACTCCAAGTGTTTTATTATTGTAGGATCCTAATTTTAGTAGATTTTCTTCGCTATCAATTACAAAGTTAGTATCATTTTCAAAATTAAAGACAGCAAAGTCTCCTGCAGGTTTATCAGTACCTAATCCTACCCTATCTAAATTAGGATCATAAAATATATGTTCTCCAACCTGCATTGCACCTGATACTTTTAATGAGCGTAACACGCCTAGTTGTTGTAAACTACTTTTAACAACACTAGAACCTAGTGTATTTTCTGTAAGAACATCCTGAGGGCCGATCATAAAAGATTTATCTTTATGAACTTGTATAGGTTCTGTTGAATATAATCTATCAGGCTTTGCTAGATAAACAAATTGTTTTGTATATTTCTTTTTGTCTGTCCATATAAATCCAGTACCTACACTAGATTCTCTTTTATTTCTATGACTAAACTCGATAAATTGTCTATCGGTAGTTTCGTCCGCAATTAGTTTTTTGGTTATTAGTTCATCTACTTCTAGTTTACCTTTAATTAGTACATCACTTGCAAAGTCTGTTTTTCCTGTAAAAACAACATCTCCGGAAAGTGTTTTTGTTTTGATAGTATCAACAATAATGCACCCATCAACAACGGTTAATGCAACATCTGATGCTTTGTCAATTATTCCTGTACTGCTAAACTCCTGTATCGGGCCACCTTTGATCCATTCGCCTTTAAACTCTCCTTTTTTAATGTCGAGTTGGTCTACACGAATGTTTTCGATTGGTTTGTCAAAGGTTGCTACAGGCATTATAGTTCTTCCGCGATACCTAGAATTTCTGCGGCTAAAAGTGCTCCAGGTAACCACATAATGTTCGCACCTAGTAATACTGCTACACAACCTGCAATACGTAAACCACTCTTTACAATACTAATGTAAAAATGTTTACGACTTGGATCTACTGGTTCCATTAGTCACGCCTTTCAAAGATTTCATCAATAAGTCCATATTCTAGTGCTTCTGGAGCAGTCATAAACTTATCACGTTCCATGTCATTGCTTAGTTCTTCAAAGGTTTTGCCTTTTGAATTGTGCTTAACATATACGTTAGTTAGTTCTTTTTTCAACTTGATAATTTCTTCTGCATGAATTTGGATATCAGTTGCTTGTCCACTAGCACCACCACTTGGTTGGTGAATCATGTGTCTTGCGTGTGGTAACATAAAACGTTTGCCTGGCTCTCCTGCTTGTGCTAATAATGAACCCATTGAGCAAGCCTGACCCATTACATACGTGTACACGGGAGATTTGATGTACTGCATGGTATCATAGATAGCCATACCTGAACTTACTACACCTCCTGGTGAGTTAATATAAAAGTGAATTGGTTTAGAACCATTTTGTGATTCTAACAAAATTAATTGTGCTGTAAGTGAATGTGCTACACCGTCGTGTACTGGTCCGTTAAGAAACACGATTCGTTCTTTAAGTAATCGACTAAAGATGTCATATGCTCTTTCGCCGTCTTGTGATTTTTCAACCACCATTGGTATTAGATTGCTCATTAATATACTCCTATCAGTATTGTTTCTGGGTTAATTCTTCCATTCATTTTAGTTGGTGTACTCTTGATTGGTTCAAACCAATTTTCGAACTTTTTACGTGTGTTAAGTGATTTAAATTCCTTAAGTTGATCAACTGGTTTACGTAATGTTTTCCAAACCGACGTTTCTTCATTGTAATTTTGTATTGTTTGTCCTTTTAAATTAAGTCCAGTACCATCACGCTTTTGTCCTAATGGATCTTCAACCTTGGTATAATAAATGCCTAACTTTCTGTTTTTAGAATTAAACACTATCAAACAATTTGCTTGTATAAATTTCCAAGGCTCTATGCTTGATATATTGTATTTTTCATCTGAAACTTTGTATTTTAATTTTTCTACAACTTTTTCTGGAGATTTTTTGCTTAATTTTCTAGGCTTTCTATTAGCCTTAGACTCAGCAATAATTCCATCACACGCACTTGTAATTGTTTCTAAAAACATATACAAAGTTTTAAGTTGTTTTTTATTGTAATGAGAATAACCTTCTTTTAATTGTTGTACATGATCTTTTTGTACTTCGTCCATCTTGCTAGTATCAGGTGGATTTAAAAGTTCTTCATATTCTTTTTTCTGATCATCGTAAAATGTTTTAATTAATCTAGCATGAGGTTGTTTACAACCGAGTTGTCTAAGTTGTGACAATACCTTAATATGAGAGAATGATGTTATTTTCTGTTCAAGAAAATCATCAAACGCTCCTTCAATAAATTCTGTCATTGCGTAAGATGCGTCACGAATACGTTCTTGTATTGATGGCTTATATGGCTCACCTGTTTTCTCTGTTTCCTTTTTCTCTTCTTCCACTTGTTCGATTTGTTGTGAGCCTTTCAAATGTAACTCTTCAAGACTTTTGTTCACATGTACCGTAAAAGGTTTAACCTCACCCAAAGTTCCAGGTAATGACTCCCAATGCTTCTTATATTCCTCGTGGGTGTCTGGCAATCCTCTTTTTAGCAATCTACAAAGTGCGCCGAGACTTGAACTAAAAGAACTATCAGAATTTTTTACTATTGTTTTTTGTTTATCTTTCCATTCATCGTTTGACTCAATCCATTCCATAGTCCACTTTTTGAAATCACTTGAATTGTGATTTAAACGATAATAGTCCATAGCATAACGATATTCCTTTAAGAACTCTGGTCCACCTAGTTCCGCTATGTTAGAAACATCAGGTTCTTTTAACTTTGGTGCTTTGTATCTTACTTGTTGTTTTGCCATTTAGTTTTCATTCCTATTTAAATGCTAATAATATTATATATATGTTTCTTAGAAAAAGCAACCCCTAAGATTCTGGCATAGGGTTTGGAGCGGCATAGGAGAATCGAACTCCTATCTACAGGGTGGAAACCTGTTATAATAGCCGTTATACTAATGCCGCTGAATTATTCGAAAATAAGTTTTTCACCCCATTCTTTTTGAATTAAGGCAAATTCTTTAGAGGAAGCACCGAAAACCATTTGATTAGGATTAAAGTCAACCCTAGGTAATTCGTATTTTAACCATGTCCAAAATTGTGCTAAATCGCTATCTGTGGTTATTGTACGTTTTAACACTCTGTATCTTCCTGGAATAGTTCCATTCCATTGGATAGGACCTGATTTTGTTTTTAATTTAAACTTCATAAAGATATTTACCAAAATCCTAATGTTCTACACCAATATTTCCATATCTAAACCTGGCAATCATTTCCTGGATAACAATAAACATCAAGAAGGTCCGGAACGTCTGAAGCATAAAATTCACCATCAACTATCTTCATTATTGTTGCTCCGGTGCTACTTCTAATGTATGCTCTTCCGCCGTCAATCATATTGCCATTTTTAAATTTTTTATAATCATGATGACTTTGACTATATTCCCATTGAGCATCATCATTCAATACCATGCCAAACTCCAGTTCTTCTACTATGTCAGCATTTGTAATCATCATGTGATCGCGAACGGTATCATAATATAAACCAAAGTATCTATTGCCAAACTCGGGGTGCGGTGTTTCTCTATAGTAAACATCCACAGGTACATCACTTGCTCGCAAGTCTGTGGTACATACATACTTTACAGGTACACCATCTTTTTCAGTGTAGTGTTTGATAATTTTGTCCTTATTAAACATCGGGTAATGATGAATATTCATGTCTTAATCCCAGAGGCTTTCATAATACTTTCCAAAAAGTCTAAAACCATTTGATATACGTTGTTGTTCTTTCTTAATTTCTTCTATATCTTCTATAAGCATATAAGGTTCATCCTTATTGGCTTTACAATCAAATGCATATATCATTTCATCAAGCACCCAGTCCCATCGCTTGTAATAATTGTCGTCAGTTTTGCCATGTGTGTATAGTTTTGATGTTTGTCCTTCTGGTGGATGTAATTCTTCTG